CTTGGTGTTCAGGAAGTAGCCTGTGCCGGTAGGAATATTTCCACCGATACCGCCGTCCAGAACCACATCGGCATTCATGTACTTGGATGCAACAAAGCCGAGTTCGGCCATCTTGCTAGAGCCAGGAAAACGCTGAATGTTTTGCAGTGAGGACATGAAGAAGCCCCACAGGTTGTTGTCCAACAGGATCAAGTCAACAACGTCAGAACCGCGACTTGTCTTCGCATACAGGCGGTTAAAACCCGACTGAATGTTTGAGCTAGATGCAGAAGCACCAAGATCAGAAGTGAAGTCAAAAGTCTGGTTGCGCCAGAATGACCATGTAGCGCGATCAATACCGCCGACCACACCAGTAGACGGAGATGCAACCACCATAGCTTGCAGACCAGTGATCTGCTTGCCGTTGTTGGCCGTACCATCCGAGTAGATACCAGTGGAGATCAAGTTTTCGATAGATGCTTCGGCAACATCCAAACGGGCATCAAACAAGTCGATGATCTGTTCTTCGCCGCTGTTTTGGAGCATTTCCAAACCATTGATCGTAACGGCCACTGCTGCCTGCTTGATCGGGAACTGAGCTGCACTAATCACATCCGCTGGGGAGATGTTCAGTGTTTCAGCGCCAGAATAATACATGGCTGTGCTGTTGGCTTGGAATGACAATTCTTGCAGAATGGTCGAACCACCAGAGAAAGGCTTCATTTTGCCCTTCTCGCGCAGACGGGTCAGCAAGGCATTGTTCTTTGTTACGTTATCCGCAACAATGCCAGAACGACTTTCAATAGTCGTTGCCAATACGTCTGAGTAATTTGCGTTGGCGTATGCCATAAATTTACTCCTAATTATCCGATTTGCCGTAGCGCGTTGGCTATAACGGCTCGCCGGTCTGTCTGATTAATAGCGCCACTGATGCTAGAGCCTGGTGCTCCTCGTACCTGTACCGCCGCTGTTTTTGCTCTTTGCACTTGGTTAGCTGCCTGCGTGTTTTGTTGCTGTTGAGCATAAAACTGCTGCGCGATAGCTGGATCAAGCCGCACTGCCGTGTCATAAGCCAGTTGCAATTTCTCGCGTTCTGACATCTGACTTGTGTCACCTAACACCTGTGGAGCTTGGAGAAGCTGCAACATTCGGTCAGAGACTGCCTCAAAATGCATATTCGCAGGGTCGCCTGCAAACTGCTGGATAACCGAGAGTGCTCGATTTTCATTCTGTTTCTGCGCTTCGTACTGGCTCTGCGTGATGTGCTGCGTAAGCTGCTGTACTTGCTGCGCTAATTGATTGTAATGAGTATTTTCTGGCTGTGGAGTCTCGCCATTGAAATATGAGGCCACCTGATCCAGCGGAATCTGGAACTGCTGAATCATCTGGGCTACAGCTTGGCTCTTTTGCTGTGGCGTTCCTGTCCGTAGCAGCGCTGCCGTCTGCAACAGTGGGCCAATTGCCGCCGCTGGTGTAGTGTTCTCGTTCCTTAGAATCCACTCGTAAGGGGCAAATTGCTCTGTGATCTGCCTTGCCTCTGCATCGCGGGATTTGTAGCTGGCAATGCCTTTTTCGTAATCAGCATCACGCTGGGCAATGGCTTGCTGTAGCTCGCTTGGGGCTTTCTCCCAATGCTCTTTTAACTCGCGCCGCAAAGATTTTGGCATTTCTGCCATCTTCGGAGCTTCAGTCTTCTCAGTAGGGAATTTGGGGTCTGTGGCCTTGGCTTCTTTTGCCTCTTTAGGCGCACGGGCTAATCGTGGTGGCTTGTCATCAGCCTGCTTCATTGCCTCGCGGATCGTGTCAGCACGGCTTGGTTCAGCCTTGACTTCTGCCGCTGGCGCTTCTGGTGTTGGTGCTTCTGGTGTGTCGGGTGCGACAACTTCTTGATCCATCACTTCATCCTTTTCATTTGTTCCAAAGTCATTTTAATCATCTCTTTGCGCTCTGGCATTGGCCTGTTATGCAGGCGGTTTGCCATCTCCACATTGAGATTGCTCATTCGCATTGGGGCAATCGGTGAGCCTGGCCGGTCAAACTCTTGCACTGTGGCGACCTGACCCTTGAGCCGTTCCCGCTGAACTTCCTTTTTCCTGTTCCACTCTTGTTGAGCATACTTTACATCAGAATGGCCCATTTCGATGCTGTCTGTGGCTTTTAAATGCTCCCGCCATTGCTTGCGCCCTGAAATCATCACGCCATCTGGCGACCTGAACGGCTCAATGTCACCCATGACAGCGGTAATTGTCTCGCCGCGATATGCGCCAGGCGTTGCCTCGTAAGGTTCGCTGCCGTCAACGGGGTAAACCCATGTGCGTTTCATATCAACTCCAAAATCATTGCAATATCGTCATCGTCTTGCTTGCGCCTGACCCTAGCTTCTAAGTCTTTGACCCGCTGCATCAGCGCATCATAGTTAACTTGTTTACTTAGCGCAACATCTATTGCTTGATCGGGTGAGGATGTGATTTCTTCCCGCACTTCTGGCGGCAGGCCAAACAGCGCTTCTTTGAGCTTTTGCTTGCGCTGCGCCTCTAACTTGCGGTCTTTTGCCCACTGTGCATCACGCTTCTTTTCGTCAAAGCCAAAGTGACCACCTAGTAAAGCCTCAGTCGGTGCTGGCGCTACACCTACGCCAGTAGTGGCAAAAGGCAGCTCCGCAAATGCCGCATAGCCAAACATTAATCACCCCACTTGGCGGCTAATCCATCTGCATAGGTTTTGTTAACTATGTCTGTCCCGCCACTTGGCGCAGTGGAAATCGTGCCGCTTGTGATGGTCAATGAGGTTGCAGTGACGGCTTTTGGCGTGATGCCGCCAATGACCAGGTTGTCCAAAGTACCAGCGTTGATTGGCGCTATTTCAACCGACCCCGAGCCGCTAGGCTTCATGTGGACATGACCCGTACCAGTAGGGCTGATGTCTATTTGAGCATTTGCGCCGTTAAGGTTAGTCGATACATTCAGGGAGATGTTGTCACCACCCCCTGCGCCCATGCTCATTTGGGTCGTGCCAGCAGAGTTTTTTAAGGCCAAACCGCCTGAATTGGTGGCCTGTACTGTTGGAGATGTGACCTTTGTAAAAGTGACATCCGTGCCACTGGTGACTGCCACACTTGATGGCAGCGTGACAAACACATCCTTTGTGCCAGCCGCAAGGTCAAGTTTTGAGCCTGTGGATGAGGAAATTACAGTGGTTCGCGCTAGCGTCCCGCCGTAATAAGTCCCGATGCCGACTTCCCACTGTGCGCCGCCTGCAATCGTGTAATAAGTGGTGTTGTTGTTGCCAATTACCGCAAACGACTGAAACCCCTCAACCGAGCCATCTAGGGAAATTGTCCCCGTGCCGGTTGAGGTGGTTGTTTGCCTTACCCGATCAGCAAGGGCTAGGCTCATGCTGTCTCTACCCCGATCACCATGCCGTCAGCGCCCCGCACCACTTTTTTCGGTGCGTTAAGCCTTTGCATAGCATTGCCAATGTTTTGCATTGACTCGCCGTGAAGGTTCGCCATCTGGTCGTGCATCATGGCAATCTTGTCCATTGCCTGCACAATCGTGCCGCCCAACTCGTTGGTTATTTGAGCAGCCGCCGCTTCAACGACAGGTAAATCGACACCAGGATTGCTGCCAATCCTTGCAACCATAATTTTGGTCGCTGCGTCCAGCTCTGCTTTCCATCGTTCATATTCTTCCTTTCCTGCCATCTCTCTGGCCTTAATTTGCATTTCGTTTTGCTGCTTAACAGTCTCAAACTCAGCCCTCATCTGCGCTATTTGCATGTCTGCCTGCGTCTTGGCCTGCTGCATCTGCATGTCAAACTCAGCACGGGCTTGCGCCATTTGCATTTCTGCTTGCAGCTTCATCTGGTCTGACTGCACTTGCGCTTGCGTCTTCATTTGCTCAGACTGCGCCAGGGCTTGCATCTTGATTTGCTCCGGATCGGGCGCTGGCTGTTGCTGGGCAGCCTGATCTGCCTTGTCTTGCAGCGCCTTCATAGCCCGTTCAACAGCCGATTCTAGCCCCCTGCCAGCCTTAAACCGGCGCAC